CCAGTAGGTAAGATTTCACAAATTGCTGCCCCATCCTCTTTGGGTAAGTCCTTTGTTGGTCTGAAGGTAGCTAAGAACGCTCAAAGAATTGGTGAAGATTGGATTGTCGTATATCTTGACACGGAAATGGCATTTGACTTTGAATTTGCTGAGTCGGTTGGCATTGACCTTGATAGACTGTTGGTTATTCAAAGTAACAGGATTGAAGAAGCTCAAAAACAGGTTATGGCATTGGCCAATGATTTAACGAAAGAGGAAAGACAAAAGGTTCTTTTGGTAGTTGATAGTTGGGGTGGGTTAGTTACCTCAAAGACCGTGAATGATGCTACCACTGGCAATGATGCTGCGGACTTTACAACGGCTAAGAAGAAAAATACCTTTGCGAAACTCCTGACGGGATTAGGTATGACAGTCTTTGTTATCAATCAGGTGTACGATACCATGAACCAATATGATCCATTAGCTATCGGTGGTGGTAGAGGATTATATTTTGCTTCAAGTTCTATCGTACTTGGGTCATCTAAGGCTAAGGCGAAAGACACTGCTTCAAGCACTGATGTAACGGGAGCTTTGATTTTGGCTACCACTAAAAAGTCACGATTTTGTAAGGAACTTTCTAAGCTTAGATATCTAATCAAGTACGACGGGGGAATTCACCCAGTTTATGGCATCCTTGATGATCTTTTAGAAGGCGGATTTGTCACGAAGCCAACGGTGGGTTATTACTCAAGAGCATCAGTGCCTGATGACAAGAAGTGGCGTGAGCGTGAAATTTGGGATAATTGGAAAGAATTTTTTGAACCAATTTTGAAAGACCCTGAAGTTCATAAGTATTTTGAAATGAAATACACCTTTATGCACAGTGAAATTAACGATGAGGATTTTGTAGACTTCTTTTAAGTCTACATTAAGATTAGAATAGTAAAATATATCAAATAACAAGGAGATATGAATGAAGAAAAACAAAAAAGCAAGCGTGGAAGATCAACTTAAGGAAATGAGAATTAGGATGGACCTTCTGTTCAGTGTAATTTCTAACAACTATCTTGCGAAACAAGCTATGCAGGTGTTCAGTTCGGTGAGCGAAGGTCTCAAGGAAGAGCCAGAGAATAAGGAATTGAAAGAGGTAGCTGAAAAGTCACTTGAGTCTTACAAATATCACGGTGAAAATGTGAATGATGCTGTTTCATATTACTATGATCTTTTCGGTGAGGAAGCTAATGTCGACGTGTTCAGTCTTATGAAAGAAAAGGGCATTGATCGAAAATTCGAAAACTTTGATGAAGATGTGGCTAAGGCTCAAGGTCAGAAAGAACCTGAACCGATTTCAAAAGTATCAGCTAAGGGTTCGAAGTCTCAAAAGAAAGATAAGTAATGGTTGATGAATGGGGAATAGAAGTCTTTGAAGAACCAGTTGTAGAGGAGTATAAAGCTCCGAAGCAACGGTCCATGTGGGACATTATGAATTCTTCAATTGACAAGAAAATATCACCTACATTTCAAGAAAAACAACGCATCAATGAGTTTATGTTTCATAAGCTCCTTGCGAGATTTGAGGCAACCTTGGATTTGGCTTTGATGTTTACTACTAAAGAAATTCCAATTGACAAACAGTATGATATAGTGAATATGTTTGTGCCAAAAGGGAAAGTTCCATTTGAGCGTAAAAAGAAGACCGATCATCCAGAAGTTATAGATAACATAAGTTTTCTTTATAACTGTTCTGACGAAGTAGCCGAACAATACTTAGAATTGATGCCGGAATATGAAATAGAAAGAATCAACAGAAAATTTATTAAAGGAAAGCTGTGAAATATATCAACTTAAGCCACAACGATCTCGACGGGATCATGAGTAATATCGTATTGTACGAACATTTTGGAGAAATGGAAACTTCCCATGTATCATACGGTTCTGTAGCGGAAACATTGAGAAGTATCGAGGAAGACCTCACTCATTTGACTAAGGTTTTATTTGTTACTGATTTGAGTTTCGACGCAGAATCTTTCAATATCCTCCTAAGAATTATCGAAGGGAATCCGGAACTTAAGGTTATTTACATTGACCATCACCCATACGAAGGTGAGTTAGCAGATTATTTGGCTGAGGTGAATGCTAAAGAAAATGCGTTTGTGATTCACAAAATAGGGACTTCTGCTACAAAACTCACTTATCAATTTACAAAAAGTACAAACAAAGATCTTGGGAATTTAGTTGAATGGACTGATGCGTATGATATTTATAGAGAGTTTGAAGACCCGAAGAATTTTAAGCTTGGGTGGTTTCTCAATACTGTGTTTTGGGAACTTGGGGTTAGTGGATTCAAATTCAATATCAAAAGTTCAAATTACAAAGTTCCTGAGTTGTTCAAGCGATTGTATAAGGAAAATATTAAAGACAAAGATGAGTATTTTACAAAGTTAGTGAATAACGGGCTTGTGATATTTGATGACGATAATAGTCTCCTTATTTCATTTTCAGATAAGTTCAAGTCTTTTTGGCAGATGGATTACCCTCAATATGATTACTATATTCTCCCATACCATACTAAGGGGAATAACATGTCAATTAGGATTTCAAGTAGAATTCCTGATACTTTGGCGAAAGAATTGAAAGATCAAATACTTGCTTATGTACAACAAAGTCCTTGGCATATTTCAGCTGGTGGACATGATCATGCATTCGGTGTCACACTTGACAATAATATGTCAAAAGACGAACAATTAACTATCATAGAAGGAATTTCTGATATAATTTGTAAATTTAATGCTGAAATCAACGCTCCCTTTTAAGCTGAACTTAAACTATAAACGATAAAATAACACAAAAGGAGCGAATTTGGAAGAAGTAATATTAAAAAATCTTATCACAAATGAAGACTATTTCGCAAAAGTGTTCCCTCACCTAAAGAAAGATCATTTCAGCACAGTTGAACTGTCTGAGATCTTTAATGCGGTGTATTCATACAACAAAGACTATGACAGAAAGCCAAATATAAAAGAACTTGGAATATTCATACGAAATTCAGGTGAGATTTCGGAAACTTTGAAAGATAAGGTTATCGAGACTTATAAATCAGTGATGTTAGAACCTCCTATTGAAAATGAGGAATTCCTAATTTCACAAACAGAGAAGTTCATTCAGAAAGAAGAACTCTCTGCTGCTATTTTCAAATCAGCAGACCTTATAGAAAATAACCAACCATTTGAGCCAATTATTGGTATGATTGAAAGTGCCTTAAGCGTAACTTTCGATTTCGACACTGGTATGAAATATGGTAGTTCTGAAAACGAAAGATTTGAATATTACACAAGAAGAATTCAAGGACTTTCGCTTGGTTTGCCTTCGGTCGACAGGGCTTTGGGATCAGGTCTTCGGACTAAGACATTAAATGTCGTCGTAGCACCTTCTCACGGGGGTAAATCCGCATTCTTAATCTCTTCTGCGGCAACTGCATACCTGAAAGGAAAAGACGTGCTATTCGTCTCTCTCGAAATGACCGATATGGAAATTTCGAGAAGAATTGATGCGAACTTACTGAACCATTCAGCGAATGATTTAGGAGCATTGGGGAAGAAAGAGTACACAAAGCGTATGCAAGACATAATTGATGTTTCTGGGAATTTAGTAGTTAAGGACTATTCTGCTGGAACATTTAGTGTTTTGACGCTGAAATCTTTACTGAATGAGCTAAAGGGTGAAAACGGGTTTGAGCCAGAATTAATTTGTATTGACTATATTGGTTTGATGGCTTCTACTCGTACGACTATTGGGCAAGCAGGTGGTTATTCATTTTTCAAATCTATTGCCGAAGAACTTCACGGTTTCTCGAAAAATGAAGATGTGATTATCCTTACTGCTGCTCAGTTGAATAGATCAGCTTATAACAACCTTGAGTCAGGGTTGGATAGTATCGCCGATTCATTGGGAGTTATTCAAACAGCGGATAATGTTATTGCTTTGTTATCCACAGATCAATTACGAGAAGAAAATCAAAGCTTGATTAAGTTTTTGAAAAATAGGAACACTGGTAGGCTATCTTCTCACTTGGTAGAAGCAAACTTCGACACAGCTCGGTTTGTGGATCTTGAGGATAGTGATAATTTCAATAAATCCGTTGATACTATAAATGCAAATGTGTTACAAACAGCAACGGAGACAGCTGAGGTCAATACTCAGATTATAAATTTTGATTAGGGGTAAACAATGGAATTACTAATGTTCTATCGGAAAATAGCCAGTAGAACTGGTTGGGGGTTTGTTATCACCCATTTCTTAGAAATTAAGGATATGTTGAAAACTTTGAAATTCATAGCGGAGAAGTTTGGCATGTCTTATCAATATGAAAAGTGGATTGAACATCCTTATCAGACATGTAGTTACGGTTATATGCTTTTCACTGTCACGGATTTTAATAATGGTGTAGGAAGAAACTATCAAAATGTGTTGAAAAAAGTATTTGGGATGGCATAATGTACGAAAACGATCAATATGAAAAGGTTTGGAGAGTAGGTTACGATTACTTCTGTCGAACAAGAAATTTAGAAACTAAACAAGTTCGAATTGAAAAAATCTCTCCGGAGATTGAGTATTTTGAAACTAATCCAAACGGGGAATATTCATTCGTTTTGGACCCGAGTACAAAACTCAGTAGAAAGGTTTTCACAAATTCTAAAGAAGCAAAAGACTACAAGAATATGATGGGTGCCATTGGCAAAGAAGTTTTCGGTGGTCAAAAGCAAGAATATAGTTACATTCGAAATCATTTCTTCGGTAACGGTAAGGATATTGACATCCGAGTTTGGTATCTTGACATTGAGGTAGCAGGTTCTTGTAGGTATCACGGGAAACATTTGGTAGAAGCTAAAATTCCTGGAGAGGAAAAGCTACAAACAATGAGGTTGCAAAAAGCACGTGGATATGGAGACATTGAAGTATTTGATGTAGAAGCTTCAGATTTGAAAAAGATCAGTGAAAGTTGCTATGCTATCACAAAAGAATTTCCAGATGCTCAGACGGCTGAATTTCCAGTAACTCAAATTCAAATTTACGACACTTACACGGATAAAATCATCATCCTAAGCTTAGATGGTATGAAGGATGAGACAAAGTTCAAACACCATAAGAATTTGATTTTCAAAGAATTCGATGATGAAGTGGAACTTTATAAATCATTCCTGAAATTACTTGATGGTTTGAAGCCTACAGTTATTTCGGCTTGGAACGGTGACTATTTCGACTTTCCTTATTTGACAAATAGAGCTATGGGGTTGAAGGGAGTGAACTACAGAAAATTATCTCCAATTCACAAAGTTTCAGAAATTAAGACTATGGATGGTTTGACGTATGACTGGGAGGGACTATACCTTATAGACCTTATGAAAGCTTATAAGAAATTCATATTCACACCGCAGATATCATATGGTTTGGATAATATAGCTAAGGAAGAGTTGGGTATTGGTCAAGGCAAGGTAGACTATGGTGAATTTGATGATATCATCGATTTTTATCATGGTGATATTGATAAGTTTTTGGAATATTCTATTCAAGATGTCATAGTGCTCAAGAAGCTTGAAGATAAGCTTAAGTTAGTGGAACTTATGAAGATCTTGGCAAATATGATGGGTATCAATATGAGCGATACTTTCGGAACGGTTAAGCCATGGGGACAATACCTTACGAACTTGGCCATGGCAGAGAAGCTTGTAATGCCTCTTGACAGACGTTCTAAGCTCGATAAGACGATTGTGGGTGGATATGTCCGCCAACCTGTGAAGGGTAAAAATGATTGGTTAGTGTCTATCGATGTTAACTCAATGTATCCGTTGCTTGGTATGCGAGCATTCAATATGTCACCTGAAACATATATCAATGAGTACGAACTTCCAGACGAACTTAAGGCTTTGAGAAGTAAATATCATACACACGAAGATGAAGAAGTTTATCTTGAAGATGAGAACTTAAGAGAGATTAGGGAAGCGGTGCACAAATATGATGTAGCCTTTGGAATGAATGCATTTTTCAGGCGTGATCATGAAGGTATTATCCCTAAGACTGTTGATAATATCTACACAACGAGAAAAGAAGCGAAGCGGAAGATGCTTATGTATAATGCGTTGAAAGCAAGAATAAAAAGTTTAGGAGAATAGCATGTTATACGGAGAGCCAGGATATGGAGAAGACAACACTATTGAGCTTCCACCATCCCCAGAAGAAATAAGGATCATGAGACTCGAGGAAAAAATTATTGAGTATGCTAAGAAGGATATGTGGACCGAAGCATATGAAATTTTATTAGAAGACTATTTTGAAATAGAGTCGTTTGAGAAGCGGTTGCCTGACGAAACTTTCGAAAAGTTGAAAAATATGATATTAGTAGTAAGAAATAATCCTTATTGATCTAAAATTAAGCTGACTTTAAGCTATGTTACGGTATAATATAGTATAAATAAAGTTAGAAAGGCTTAAAATGAAAGACTTGAATAAAATTAAAGGTGTAACGGTAAAAATGACCCCAAGATGGGACGGAAGATAT